TAGTTGGAACTAGAGTTTTCATCACCAACACCCCTAGAAACTAAACCAAACTCACCAAAGGAGGAGTTTGAGTTTGTAAGGTCGCACTGACCCCCTGTAAGGGTTACAATTGCTTCATTGCAACAAATGGTAAAGATAGACACCAACTGAGCATATGCACCGTTTGTGATGGATACTCCGATACCACCTTGATTATATTGGGTAAAGGAGTCAACACTCATTGAACCCTGAACACCTAGTTCATCTTTATCACCAGGATCAGCATCGAAACCATCGATTCTCATACCGATACTATTTTCAATAAAGTTAGTACAGTTTCTAATGTAAGGACCTTTTAGAACTGGACCATCAGTACCAGGAGAGAATGACGGATCATTTTCAAAGTCGGATCCAGCACCATTGTTTCCAGGGAATCTGGTAGAAATTCCAGAACCACCATAGTTCACTGCAGATGTTGCTGCAGAAACAAATGTATGTACATATCCTGCACCGAAAGCAGGAATTGAACCAGCATTAATTGTAAATGTGCTTGATGTTGTCTGAGAAATACCTACAAACTTATCATAAATTGGACTTGTTTTATCTGGATATCCAATTGTAGTGATGTTGCCATCAGAGTTACAATTGAAATTAATTGAGTTGGGAGTAAGTTTTACTTTATCTGAAGTTGTTAGTGGATGACCTGCTACAGTGACTGTTAATGCACCACCAACTGGATCGTAGGTAGCATTTGTTGGAGTTAGATAGAGAGGTTCTTGAAGTGCTCTAAAACCATCTTCGATAATTGCAGTACAAACACCTACTGCAGTATTAACAGCAGAAATAACATTCTTACAGTTACCAACAGTATTATTATTGCCAGTATCAGAATCAATCTGAATACTTACGTCTCTAATTTGACCAATATCTGGTCTGAAAGTTCTTGTCTTCTGAATTGTTCCACCACTTTCATATACATGGAGGAAGGTTGAAATACCCACATTAATCTTAACCTGAGTATCGGAAATATAATCTTGAACTTCAAAACAATCACCAAATACTCCACCATTAGGGAAGATAGTAGTAGTAACACCAATTCTTACTTCACCACCAGAAGCATAAGTGTGACTAATAGTGGAGATTCCAACGTTGGTGTAAATTACAGTTCCTGCAGTTCCTACATAAGCATCAAAGACATAATCGTTACTTTGAATGTCTGGGAAGACTGTAGTTGTAACACCTGCTTGCACAGTACCACCAGTATCGTATGTATGTGCAATTGTTGAGACACCAACGTTTACTTCAAATTCTGTAGTGCTATTTACAGTACCAACTGTAAATACATCAAATCCATATCCATCAATACTATTTTGACTTGATCCATCTGGGAAAATAGTTGTTGTAACACCAGCATGTTCTGCAGCACAAGTAAATGCTATATTCTTAAGTTGAACTGGTTCACCAGAAAATACACCAGATGCTCCTGAGGTTGTAACAGTAATAATACCTGCAGTTTCGTCATATACTACATTACTAATACTTACGACTGGTCCAAGACCAGAATCACCACAACTAAATGTGAGATTGCGTAGTTCAAATTCATCACCAGAACTTATACCATGATCATTATCTAGAATAACGGTACTAAAACCAGACTGTCTATCGTACTGGAAGTCATAAACAGCAATACTATTATTATGAGTGGCACAACTAAATCCAAGACCAGAAAGTTTAACAGTATCTTTTGCTGTTAGTCCGTGTCCAACGTTGGTGGTAACAGTAAGAATACCAGCAGTTGGGGAGTAATTTGCTCCACTAATACTAAATGCAGTTCCAATGGTATAAGAACCATCTCTTACATTATTAATAACCCTTCTTGCAATATCTTTTGAATATTCTAATGCAATGACAGACTGCTCGTATTCATCTGGATCTACAAGAATGCCAGCAAGTCTATTACCATTAGCATCAAAATAAGATTTGCCAGCACCAACAACTTTTGTATTACCACCACGGGTGATATCATAACAAACAGATTTTAGAATTTTAGCAACATCACGACGGCACTTATTTTGTTCTAATCTAGCACCAGTTGTAATACCTGGAAGGCTATCAGTATTACCAGCACCGATGGCACTAGTTACAATTCCAACTAGTTCAGTGATGTCATTGTTGACATTGAGACAAATGCCATTACCAACAACATTTTCACCACGTAATGTAGTTCCTGAAGCAGCTCCAGTATCAAACTGTTGCTCAAAAGTGCTGTACTGGAATGTTGTAGTAGCAGTTCCAGAACTTGGAGTATATGTGTGCTCAATAGTTGAAATACCTACATTAATAATAAATTGGTTACTGTTGAATAATCCATCCGCATCAATCTTGTAGATATGTCCAGAAGGACTACTTCCATCTGGAAAAATAGTTGTTGTTACACCAGAGTGCTCGGTTGCACAAGTAAATGCAAGTCCAGCAAGTTCAACATGATCTGTTGTTGACAGTCCGTGACCAACTAGAGTGGTTACAGTTGCAACACCAGTGACTGGTGTATATTCAAAACCAGTGATGGTTGAACCAGCACCAACTGTTTCAAATCCATATGGTTTATTATTGATAGCAAATGTTGCAATACCAGCAGCACGATCCATTGCAGCAATGGTTGCTTCAGAAATTCCAACACCAAGTATATGTGATAGTGCTCCTCCAACAAAGTAAGATTGTGCGGCACCAACAGACTTAATATTAGCTTGAGTTCCGTTTCTATATCCTGCTCTTAAGTCATGAGCAACTGCTTCCAGGACATCATGAATATCATCCTGGCAGTTTCTGGCAGTGCTAAATGACATTGTAAATGCACCACCAGCATAATTGAGACTGGTGATAAATCCTACTGCTTCTGCTGCAATATATTCGGCATTTAGATCGATCAGTCTTGAAGCATCTTGTGCTCTATGAGATCCTGCAATACCACTAAATCCACTAGTTAAAAATCCAACTGCTTCACCTGCAATATAGTCTGAATTCTGACGGATCAATCTTGCACCGTCAAAATATCTATCAGATGCAACACCTTCTAAAGGAACAAAAGCAATAACTGCCTTATCCTTATCCATTGCTTCTCCAAGAAATCCTGGATCTGAACCTCCTTCAGGAACACCCTTTGAACCACCACCAATATCAGCACCTTTACCAATAAATGCTAGGTCAGTTAGGTGACATGCATTATTAATATGGAAGAAATCTCTATTTGAATTATTTGGTGCAAGAAAACAGTTTCTTAATTCAAATCCTTCAACAGATACGTTATCTCTAAGAACAATTGGATTATTTTCTACATAATATCCAGCACTAACTTTAATAGTATCACCAGGTTGAGCATATTCTGATGCCTTCTTAACAGATGCTAAAGCATCTTGTTGAGTAAGACCACTATTTAAATCATTACCTTCTACAGTAACAAACCAGGTATTGCCGATACTTTTTCCAGCACCAACTGTAACGACTCTGGTTGCAATGCCAACACCTTCAGTGTCTTGACGAACAAATACAGTACCATCATAATGGTTAATAGCTAACTCGCCAAAAGTGAGTTGTTCTAATGCAGGTTGAGATCCTGGTGTAAGGGACCTTTTTAACCTAATTTTTGGACTAGTATTCATTGCGACTCCATACAACGTTAGTCAAAAAAACCTTCTTGATCTATTTATTCAAGGTTTCATTTTGTATATTATCAAATTGCTTGGTACTTAGTAACTTGGATAATTCTGCCGTAGATCCAACAAATAATGCATTATTTACAGTAGTTGGACTCTGTTTTTTAGTATCTTGCTCCAGGTCATGCATTTTTTTCTGCAAATCAATTAATTTATCAGTAGCATCAGAAACATTCTTTATTAATTGACCAGCAACTTCATATGCTCTTGGCATTTCTGTTTCCTGTGCCAATTCAAGAATTCCATTGATTGCTTCTTGGCCTTTTTCTATAATAGAATATAAATTTCCTCTGGTATATTCATAATCATTCGTAATATCATCTTTCTTTTCTGGTTTTTCTTTTTTTGGTTCCTCAACAATTTCTGAAGATGCTTCTACTTCAATAATAGGTGCTTCATTATTAGTTTTAAAAGTATCGTTTAGGTCATCAAATTTTGCCATCAGATGAATCCTCCATCAAATCCAAAGTCATCTCCTAGATCAACTAGATTGTCATCAGAAGATGTGATTACAGTGACATTAGTTCCTGAAACATGGGCAGTTGCTGTAGTATTATTTTGTGCTCTTCTAACAAGAATCTTATTATCAGAATCAGATTTCTGCTTAACGTACATCACTTCATTATTGATGGAGATATAAGTATTCTCTTCAACACCACCAATGGTTTGTAGTTCAACAATTTCATCTGTCTTAGTAATATCTGCGGCAGTTCTAGATAGAACTGCATCATCATATTCTTTAATTGCTTTGGGTTCTACAGAATATGTAACATCTCTCTGATTCTTTTCTGCAGAATCTTTAGTTGCAAAGTAACCAAC